GATCCGGTCGGCAATACACTCGAATCAACCGATCGAAAGCGACCGTAGCGACATTCCCCAAAGAGCAACGCGCCCCAATGCGGGCGTATCGCCAAACCTCAGGCGCGGCCGAAGCGGCTTTCGTCAATCAACTTCAAAAGGAAGTAAAGGAGTTACGAATTGGCTAAGAACCTTTCATTGACCGGGACCGTCACGATTGCATCGAGCGGAACTGTATCGACGGCGATTACCATCGAGGGCGGTAGGACGGTGCTTGCACTTCGCACGCCAGCGACGCTAACCGGGACCGAATTCAAGTTTCAGGCGTCGACAGATGGCGATAACTTTTTCGCTCTTTACAACGGCTCGACCGAATACGCGGTAACCGTTGCGGCGTCGCGGTACGTGTCACTTAATACCGAAGTGATGGCCGGTGTGCGATACCTGAAGGTTGTCAGCGGGTCGAGCGAAGCGGCATTGCGAACGATCAGCGTCATAAGCGGGGAGCTGTAAATGTCGGCGATCGGCGAAGCATTGCGAACCAAGCTACTAAGCTATTCGGCGGTATCTACGCTCATTGGGCAGCGTATGTATCCTGATGCCCTGGTTCAAAACGCAACGATGCCAGCGGTGGTTTACTACGTCACTTCGACCGAACGCGAAAGCCATTTGCAGGGCCTTAGCAAGCTAGCTCACGCAAGATTTACCATCGAGTGCTACGCATTGACGCGAACCACGGCAAGTTCGATCAGTCGAGCGATTAGAGACACTGGAATCGATTTTTTTCGTGGCGTTGTCAGTTCGCACACCTTTTGCGGGATCGATTTTGACTCTGGTGATGAATACATGCAAGAGCCGCCAACAGACGGCAACCAGGAGCATCGGTACATAGTTTCGTTTGATATGCTTGTTCACTACAAGGAGCCTTAAACATGGCAGCGTTGACAGTTGCAGATACCGGACTCGGAGCGACCATTTCGGGAACCAGTCTTATCACTACCCAGGTAGTTTCGATTGGCGAAATGACCATCTCGGTCGATTCGCTCGACATTTCAAGCCTTGACACAACGGGATTCGAGGCCCTTCGGCCTTCGGACCTTCGCAAGAATCCCGAAGTCGATGTTGTGTTCAATTGGCTCGGAGCTGCGATTCCCTTCGCGGCTACGATGATTCCAACGTCGGAGCCTTACGCTGGAACCTCCGTTACGATCACTCTACCTGGGGCCGGATCCATTCAGGGGACTGCTTTCGTCAAGGAAGTCAAGACGCCAAAGCTTGCCAAGGGCGAAGTTATGAGGGGCTCGTACAAGCTCCAATTCGACGGCGCGACCGACGTAACATTTACTCCAGCGTAAGGATTGATCGAAGATGGTTTTTGAATTGAATCGCCAGCGTGGAATATCGTTGGCTACTGGGATCGAGCGGGACTTGAATCAATGCCAGATCCGCGTTGGCGGTAAGCTTGTAGGCTATTTGCCGTTTGGTGAATCGCCACAGATTCAAGCGATATTTGAATTCCCGCATGACGCCCTGACGGCTGACGAAATCGCATCGCTCGAAATGCAACTCGAAGCTATCCAAGGCTACCCAGCTAAGGTTCAGCCGCCCGAGCAAGTTTCGCGTACATTCGTTAAGGCAGCACTTGAAGCAATCGCACAAGCAAAGGACGAAGAGGACGATGAGTAGCCAAGACGATTTCCTTGCACTGGCTAAGCGTGATTTGGCCGTCGAGCCGGTCACGGTCAAGGGCAAGCAATACTACATCCATGAGCTGTCCGAATCGGATGCGGCGAACATGGAGGTTGAACTGCAGACCAAAAAGGGCTATGACTGGACAGCACATCGGCGGGTTATGGTTGCCTACTGCCTGCGAGACGAAGCCGGGCAGCGGGTTGTAACGGATCCTAACGTGCTGCGAGACCTTCCCAGGTCGGTTGTTGGGCCCCTTTACGATCAGTGCTGCAAAATCAATCAGTACGACCAGGGCGAAATCGAGGCCCTTGCAAAAAAATCAGAAAGAGCCGACGCCTAAAAGTGGCGTTTAGGCTCTGCCTGAAATGGGGAATCCAGGATCCGGCGGCGTGGATGCAAAGTCTACCCGCTGGGGCTCTTAATCAGTGGCTAGCGTGGGACATGGTGGAACCAATGGGGGAACGCTGGATGCAAACCGCAAAGCTCTTGGAAGCCCTCTATCTGCCCCTCTACGCACGCGCCGATGAGGAACCGCCTGACGCATCGGATTTCATGCCGGATCGATTCTACAGGCCCAAGGTTAGCGCAGCGTCGATTCTCAAGCAGTCGGCGGAATCCTGTAAGGCGATGGCAAGCCAAGTAAAATCTATGTTCGGATTCGGAGGCAAGTAGCTATGGCGCAGACGATCAATGTCGCGAATCTAAAAGTCGGATTCAAAGCCGATGGAAGCGAGTTTCTGCGAAACGAATTGTCGTTTTTAACTCGGACGATCAAGGCCAGTGAAACGCCATTCCAAAAGATGGCCAAGGATGTTGCTGTTCTTGACAGGGCGTTTGCTCAAAATGGGATTACGGCGGCTCAGTACAACGCAGCTATCGACACGCTAGCCAAGAAACACGGCGTAGCGGCGATTTATGCCGATCGAGCGGCAGAGGCTAACCGAAGGCTTGCCGAATCCGAAAGAGTAGCGGCAGAGGCGGCGAAAGCCCAGGCAGCGGCAGAGGCTCAATCGGCTAAGCTTCTGTCCGAAAAGCAAGCCAAGATTGCAAGTTATCGAGCGGCGGCGATGTCTCGGCAGCAAATCTTTTCCGAGATTCCAGACCCGTTTCGCGGATGGGGCAATGTCGACACAAAGACCCAGGGTGTTAATGGTCTTGCGGGGGCTCTTGGCAGGGTCGGCGCGGCCGGGCTTGCTATTGGGGCGGTGAAGGCTATTGCCGACCTCGGGCAAGCGGGGCTAAAGGTTGCGATGGCGAGGGAGCAAGTTCAGGCCCAATTGGAAGTGCTGACGGGATCCGAAAAGGCGGCTCGGAAGCTCATCGATGCGACGATCGAACTAGATGCGAAATCGGCTCTATCGGCTACTCAGTTTCAAGACTCGTCGAAGGTGCTCTTGGGCTACGGGCTTAGCGTCTCGGAGGTAATTCCGTCGCTTAATAAGCTGTCCGAAATTTCGATGGGCAACAACGAGAAAATGCAATCGCTCACGCTTGCATTCGGGCAAGTGCGGGCCAACGGTCGGCTTATGGGCCAAGAAGTCTTGCAGATGGTCAACGCAGGGTTTAACCCCTTGCAAGAAATCAGCCGGACCACTGGCGAATCGATGGTTTCTCTCCGGGCTCGAATGGAAGCCGGGAAAGTATCCTTCGAAGAAGTCGCAAGGGCGATGGACACCGCCACGAGTGCGGGCGGTCGATTTGCTGGGATGAACGACAAGATGGCCGATACCACAGCGGTGAAGCTTGCCAAGCTCGATACCCACTACCAAAACTTCCTTGCGTCGATCGGGCGTGAAGTTGCTCCAGGTGTAAACAAAGCACTGGACTTAGCCAATAAGACGATCGAAGACACGCCGAAACGCGGGGAGGCTATGGCGGGTTGGTGGATGACGCTGGCGGGCAACGCCAACCAGTACTATCGGCAGATCGAAGCGGCAAACAAAGCCAAAAGAGACGCTGAGGAGCTAGACAAAAAAGCAGTGGCAGCCGAAGAGGCAAAAGCCAAGCTAGCCAAGCAGCGAGCCGACGAAGAACAGCGGGCGGTAAAGGCTCAGCAAGATCGGATAGACGCGGACAATAAGCGAATCGATTCGGAGCGGTCGGCGTTCCAAAATATGATTAAGCAAGCGACCGAAGAGCGACGCAAAGCGGCGTTTGGATCCGATACCGAAGGGCTCAAGAGATCGAAGCTCATGGATGATACTTTCGGCATGACGGCAGGCGAAAAGCGACAAGCCGAAGCGGCATTGATGGATATGGACGAAACGCGGCGACTCAATGAATTGAATGCGGCTCACGCAAGCATTGAAGCGGCCAACAAAGAGCTAGCGATCCAAAAGCAAGTCGCAGCGATGAAAGACAAAAACTTTTTGGCTTCGGACTCCCTGCGAAAAGAATACGCCGAACTAGACGAAATGTTTCGGCGGCAATTGGCCGAAGCGGGCGACAACGAAAAGCAAAAAGAAGCTATTCGCAGAAGGGCAGCGTTGGCAGAGCAATCAATTTTTGCACGCTCGGATTTTGCGACGATGCAGCAAAACAAAGACGCATCCAAGCGTTTCGACCCAGCGGTTGAGATAGCCAAAAACATCGCCCCCGCACTCAAAGCCGGATCGAAAGAGGCTTTTGCTTTTCTGCTTAATCAGAGAACCGACGCAGCGGAAAAAGCAGAGCGGAAAAAATACCAAGATCAAATGCTGGCTGAGGCTCGAAAGGCCAATGAACTTGCATTGACGGCACCAAGATTAGCGGGGGCAAGGTAATGTCGAATGAACTAGTCGGCGCGGAACTTCGCAAAGGATCCGGCTTTGCCCGCAAGGGGCAAGGCTTCCAGTTAATCCTCGGCGAAACCTGGAATTATCGGGTAAAGACCGATCAGGTTACATCCAATCGCCAGAGCATCCTCTACAACACGCCTGGCCTTCCTCGGGCCGGATTGCTCTATGGGCCATTGGGGTTGATTTGCGATAGCGTAGATTGCGATCGAGAAGAAAAGCACGCCTTGTATTGGCTAGTTACGGCTCGATTTCAGACCGGGACGGAAGAACAAAAGCAGAACAGCGAAAACAATCCAGACCCGGCAACGTGGATACCGATATTCAAGATCGATTCGTTTGTGACTAAGGAAAAGGTTCTTGCGAAAGATCGATCGACGCCAGCTAAATATCCAGTCAATTCAGCCGGCACGCCATTCGATCAACCGCTAACCGATACATCGAGTTTTTGCCAGTTCTCTTTCGTTCAGTTCGATGACCCAGGGCTAAAGCTTAAAAACTTCCTTGATCGAAACGACATCGTAAACACAACGGCGTTCACGGCTTTGGGCCAGACGTTTGCAGCTAGAACCCTACTCCTGGAGGTTCAAGAGGCTGAATTGGGCTCGTATGCGGGCTATGCAGCATGGAGGGCGAAATACAAGGTCACCTATGACCCTGACACGCACGATGAGAAGCGGGCCGACATTGGGCCGTTTTACAAGTCGGGCGGGCAGACGCTTCGATACATGGACTCGACCAACACTTTCCCGATGGTAGGGGCCTTGAACGGATCGGGGGCGAAAGCAACCGACCCAGCCGAGTTGGTTTTTCGGTGCAAGAAGGAAGTTGAATTCTCCACCATAATCAGGACCTCCTAAATGGCCGATACAACGCTCTACGCTTTCAACAATGCCGACAGCCAAGCCTTACTTGGCATGATCGGAGCGACGAAGCCAAGCGGCTCTATTAGTTCGGATTTGGTATCGACTGCGGATATCCTTGTGGCGGTTGCTACGTCGACGATCACAGCTAGGGCCGGAACCACCTTGGGCGTAGGGACGGCATCGGCAAAGCAGATTTCGGACGCTAGGGTTTTGTCGAATTTGTTCGGCTCGGACATCGAGGTTTTAAACGCTGGATCGGCGATCGCCAGCGGAGCCAGTCTGATTTGCTTTCGGGTTGGCAATCGTTGGGTTGCCGTGGAGGTTTGCTAAATGGGATGCTTTGGTAAGTGCGGCTGCCCATGTTGCTTGACAGACGCGGAAATACCGTTTGACACTGTCACGCTAAAAACGCCATACGAAAACTGCAATGGAAGCCCAGGAGATCCGGTTTACCCTACCTTCGAAGCCAGCTTGAGCGAAGGAGATTGCTGTCTTGAAAATCGAATTATTTTGCAGTGCCAGCCGGTCTCCGAAAGCTGTAGCCTTTGGGCGAAACGGGTTGTCACCAGTTCGTTCACGGTCAACTACCACCAAAAAGAAAACGCATTCCTGACAACGACAGACCCCGAGCCAGAGGGGTGCTGCGAATGCACTTTGGTTCAATCAAAGTCAACTTCAGGGACAGCTACAGCAAGGCGGTTTTTCGGGACCAAGCGAACACTAAACGCGATCAAGATCACGATAGGCAAGACGCTGATTAAGTGCGATGGTGACGAAGAGCCGACTTGCAAATACTACATAGCGGCAACCTATGAATTCATCGTCGAGGAGGGGATGAGCGCACAGATAGACCACTCGATAACAGCCCAGTCTTGCACCGGCGTTTTTCGTCCGGGCGATTGCTCTATTTCTGCGAGCTGGTCTACTGAGTTTGGCGAGGATACTGACACTTGCCCGGATGATGCAATTCAATACACCGAACTAAGCACGGTCGAAATCACGCGGGCTAAATTCTTTGATGAATTGCCGACGGGCGAAATTGAGATTACTGCCGATGACGACGTACCGTTTTCGTGTTGCGACGGAAAAACAAATTGCAATATATCGCAGATACCTTGCGGGCTGAATATCGGGGGTAGTAATTGCTTCGGAAACGTGCCCTTGTATGACGAGGAGGAGTCTGGCTACTTGTCGGTTTGCAACTTGAGCGAAGGCCCGCTTTGGTTGGACGATGAAACGCAAGAGCTAAAGTGCTTTGAGGTTCAGGCGAACGGAATGTACGAACCCGTTCCGTTTATTTCCACGTGCTTTACCAGAGTCGCGGAATCTGGGTGCTATTCGCCAGAGCCAGAATGCGAAGGAACTACGCTAGGCGTAGATCGATTCGTTAAAGATGCTTACGACTACACAGCTAACCCATTGAGCAACGGGCTTGAGGGCAGCAGTATGTGCAACGCTCTCGATGTTGACTACGTGAATCCTGGAAACGTAGCTGGCGCAGACTGCGACGGGAGTACGCCCCCTCCAGGCCTTTGCACTGTACCGAATTGTTGCGTTAGCTACGTCGACAACGGCTTTTTAATCGAGACAAACTGCCAGTACCTAGGTCAGTTCTGCGGGCGAAAGATAGTTGATTACGAATGCGATCACATTAGGACTGATTACTCAGCCGGGGCGTTTTGCCTGTCGCTTCCAACTGTCACGCTGGAGCTTGTCTAATGTTTCCAAGGGACACGCTAAAAGGCTTTAAGCTTTCCTCGGCAATAGGGCCAAGACCACGGCCAGAGCCAAGGATCACGATTAGCGGCGTGGTGATTGAGCGAAAGCCTAACCCTTGGATCCTGTTGCACGATGGCAGCATATCAACCATTGAGCGGCTAGCCGAGTGGGAATTGCTTATCCCCCAATACGGTTGCTCTTGCAAGCGATTTTATGGCGAATGGAAAGCGGACAACCCCCCCGACTTCTCATCCCCTGAAGCATTCTTTGCCTGGGGCGTTCGACTGCACAACGCAGTCAACGCGAAGCTTGGCAAGCCTGAAATCACGATCGACGAAGCCTATAAAATCTGGAGGAAATCA